CAGCATATGCGCATGTGTCAAGCCACAAAGCCATGACCGGCAAAACGACTGACGATGAACAAAAGCGCTGGCTGCGTGCAGCTGAGATCATCCATGACGCGCCAGTCTGGATCTCGGATCGCGATGACTGGACAACAACCACGCTCAAAGCCGATGTTGCCAGGCTGATCGAGGAACATGGTATCGAGTGGGTCTTGATCGACTACGCCGGGCTGCTGAACGACCAGGCGGAATCAGAACTCGCGCGAGAGAAGATCATAAGCCAGCAGCTTGCGAGCATCGCCAAAATGGACATTGCAGTTATCGCCGTTGAGACGCTCAATAAGCAGGGCTTCGGCGGCAACAAGACGCTCGCGGGCGTGCGGGGAAGCGTGCAAAAAGTTTATGACGCCGACGTTGTGGCGTTTTTGGAACGGCAAGACGAGGAAAGCATGGTTCGGCATCTCAGGTTCACGAAGGCACGCGATGCCGATATGTATCTCAAGATACCGATGGTGCTCAACGGCCCGGAAAAACGATTTGACCCGGCGATAGAAACCAGAGTGCAATTTTAGGAGGCATCATGACAGAGCAAATTGTGTATAAAACACGCGAACAATCGCGGCGGTACGCTATGCAGTATCGCATTGCGCAGCTGGAGGCACTTGTGCTTGTGCTGGCCGATGAGCTGGGCTATCGAGTCAAACGCGACGGCGATAACGGATGGCACCTGGAAAAGAAGGCTGAACAATGAGTGAGTTTTGGGTGCCCGCTTATTCCGGCGACGATCCTTTGATCGGGCTATTTGCGACCGCAAGCACAGCCGCGCGCTTTGCGTTGCCATTGAATTATGTGGTTGTTGTAGGATCACATCTTGGCTTGTCGAACGATACCATTGGCCAGGCGATAAACCACTATGTTGACAGAAGCCGGACGCTTGCAAAAACGGCAAGACTGAATTGAGGCGCGGGATGGACAAACTGAAAACGTATTACATGGTCGAAAACTGGAAACTGGATAAAGCGATTGCACAACGCGACGAAGCCCGCCGCTGGGCGCGTAAGCTAAAGCTGGAGCTGGATGTGGCACAGAGCGATGCAAAAAACGCGATCTCATGGATGAAGGAACATCGCGACAAATGGCGAGCCATAGAAGCAGACAAAGCCGAACTGCTGGCGATGGTGCGGGAGGCAAAACTAGAACTCAAGAAACAACTTGGCTACTGCCCGTGGTATTTTGGCAACAATAGATACGCCCCCAACTGCCCATGGCTGAAGTGGAAGGAGAAATAATGCCTCCCTGGTATTTGGCCCCGCTGACTGCGCTATGTGTCCTGCCGGTGTGCCTGGTGATCTGGGCGCTGCTGGCGTGGGCAGAGAGAGGATGAGACGATGAAGTGGACTGTTGGCGAATATGAGGATGATCCAGAAATGGGTTTCATTGGGCAACTTGGCGGCTCGGTATGCTTTGTGGATGAGATCCCAAAATGCAAGGCGTTGATTATTGTGGCTGCTCACAATGCCGAAATCCCAAGCGAGACACATATCGAAAACTGTTATGAAATTTTCGGATTGATGGAGCACGGCGGCGAAGAGGTTACAGTGAATTTGCAACCCGAGATTGCCAAGCTGATCCACGACCTCGCCCGCGTGACAGCGGAGCGGGATGAGCTAAAGATGAAATCGCTGGAACAGAACGCGCTCATCTTGCACCTGCAACTTGTGCTTGCTGAGTTAGAGGAACGACATCCAGAGGAAAAACAATTTATCCTGGATATGGTTTATTCAGAGGATGTGGCAATCCGGCCTAGCGGCGATGGCTGCGAATAGAGGCGGTGGTGGAGGGCGGGGTCGCGCCCGCCCTCGAAGGACTTATACACAGGAGAGTACATGACAACTGCCATCACGCCGACTAATGTCAATCAGCTGACTGTCACCGAAATTGTCGACAAACTGATACCGAACATGGAAGCTGCTCTTGCGCAAGCGACCGACGCGCCAGAGGCAAACGAGATCCGGCACCGCATTGGAGTTGTGGCAGACTATCTCAAGAGGCACATCCCGGCTGAGATCAAGGAGCGCAAAAAGCGCCTGCATGTTGCAAACAGGGCGAACCGTGTCTACCTGGATGCCTGCCGCAAAGCCGGATCCTACTGGGACATCGCCGAAAAACACACTGGACGACCGCCGGAAAGCGTGACAAACCGCACGCTTTTGACTGCCGAACAGGCTGGATTTGCGTCGCGCAAGGACGCGCAAAGATGCGTGCAGGCGGCAAACGTGGACGATGAAGATTACCGCGTATGGCAGGAGCAATGCGACCTGTACCAGCGACAATACACGCTGCACGGCCTGGTACAGCTATTCGCGACGCTCAACGGAGATGAGGTGGCCTTGACGATTGACGATTTGCTAGAGCGCGTGAAGGGCAACCTGGAGGATCTGCTGATAATGGCAAGTGATGACCCGATATATCCGCATGTGTACGATGCCTATACCGCTATCGTAACGGCAAGTGAGAAGAGGAGTAAGTCATGAACCCCTGGATTGCAGCACTTATCGGATTTATGGCCGGTGGAACCTGCGGCGTGCTCATCATGGCGCTCATGTGCGCGGCCGGGCGCGTGTCGGATGCGGAGCGAAGGGCGCGCGGCGAATGAAATCGCGCTCTAAAGGCCCGCGCCACGGAAAGCGCGACGCCAATCACAAGCAGATTTGCAACAGCCTGAAGCTATACCCGTGGATCGTGGTATTCGACAGCGCCGATGTCGGCGGCGGGTTTCCTGATCTGGTTGTGGGCTGCACGCGCTCGCGCAAAATTGCGCTCGTTGAACTCAAAATGCCGGGCAACGAAGATGACCTGACGCCAGCCGAAGAAACATTCCGCAAGCTATTCACGCCATGGTACTACGTTTGCACTACCGCAGACCAGGTTTTGGATGCAGTCGGATATGATGATTTTGCGATCTGAATCTGCCATAGATATAGGGTGTTAAGCCAATTAACGGCATCTTAGCGCCACGAAAGCAATAAATATGGATAGTAAGACAAGCGACATACAGAAGCGCCTTAGAGCCGAATTAGCAAATGGCGAAACTTATGCAAGCCTTGGCCGGAAATATGGCATAAATCGCGGCCTGATCTGGCAAATCGTCAATCGCGGCCATGAGCCTAAAGACCCTGAGATCAGGCGCAGGCTCGGCCTGGCACAGATCGTCGAGATCCGGCTGCGGAGGGATGCGCGTGGGAGGTTTGCGAGTGATAAAACCAAATAAATCCAAATTGGGAGTGTGCAGGATCTGCGGAAAACAAGCTACAGGCGATGATTTCAATTCGTGGGCTCGTCCGACGTTCACCAACTGGGATGTATTATATCCCGGAGATATTATTTGCGAGGATTGTGCTTTCTGGTTTCAACAGAAATCAACAGCGCTTCAGGAGAAAATGGGAAAAGATAAACCTCAGAAGATGCAGAATTACAGCCATTTTATTATTGATGGGGAGTGGATACCGCTATCCAAGAGTGACAAATCCAGGATGACAGAATTATTACTTGGCGATCCATTCCCGGAGTTAGCCGCGATTGCAGAAAGCGGTCAGAAACATATTGTTTTCAGAGCCATTCGAAATCCACGGGGAAGCAAAGAGGGGTGGGTGCAATTTGAGGAGCAGTCAATATTCGTTGAGCCCGAAAAATTGCAACTCATTCTTGATGTAACAATAAAGCTTTATGAAACATTCTCCAAAACAGAAATACAATCAGGCAAATATTCCAGTAATCGAATAATGAAATTTGGTTTGAAACGCTGGCAGAAATTTGAAGATCAAATCAAAGACTTGCGCGGAAGCAAGTTATTTGATCTTGCGATCTATTTGACGCAGAAAAGGAGTGAAGATGGAGACGACGAAGGAAGCAGCGAGCGAATTGCTGATGATTTTGTGGAGGGGGATACCGTCAGATTACAAAAGCCGCTATCGGATGTCGATTTGGGATCAATTCGAGAGTCAGATTCGCAGCGCAGCATACACAAGCAGTCTGAGCAAGTTCATCAATTCGATCTGTTTGAAGATGCAGGCGACTCTGGGGATCAACAATGATGACCGCGAACGCGCGGGGTATCTGATCGAACATCTGGATGATAAGCAAACGCTAAAACTACTTCGCGAGGAAACGACTCTATTAGTTCTGATGGTTCGGATCGCAAATCAAAAGCGCCGGGAACAATTCGATCAAGCCAAGGCGGATAATCTCCCCTGGTTTGAGAATGGAGAATAGCATGCATACCTATGTTTTTGAAGGCACGATGACGGTTCTAACCAGCATCAGCCATATCGGAGAAAGCTACGGTATTAACTCGCGGTTGCGCAGGGAGAAGATCGTGCAGCCGGATGGATCGGTCGAGGAAATTCCTGTTATCTCCGGCAACGCGCTACGCGGAATTTTGCGTGATCGCGGCATGTACCAGATGCTTTCTAGCCTGGGATATGGCATCAATCAGGATACAGGCGAGGTGGCCGGCTTGAGCCTGGCTGCGTTCTATTTCCTTTTCTCCGGCGGCGCCCTCACCAAGTCGACTCGCGGCCTGGATATTGATGAGGCCCGGAAATGGCGACGCCTCATCCCGCTTGTGGCGATTTTTGGCGGAGCGATGGGCAATCAGATCATGCCAGGCAAAGTCAAGATCGGCAAAGCAATACCAATTTGCCGTGAAACTGCGCATCTGATCCCAGAGCGATTTGTCAACGAGGATGATGTAAATAGCGTGTGGGAGTTTTGTCAGGAGGAAGCCTACACGAGGAGAGACGATGAGAAAAACGAGGCTTTGCGCCAACTCATCGCGCCAGAAGTGCGTGGTTTATTGGAAGCTGAGAGCAAAGCGAAACGAGAAAAGGCCAAAACGCTCGATGGCGATGTCGTAAAAGAAACTGGCCAGAAACAGCAAATGCGATACTATGTAGAAACTTTAGCCGCTGGCACAAGGCTGTTTTGGGACATAACCCTCGACGATGTGAACGATATTGAGTTTGATGCCTTTTGTGTGACGCTCGCTGAATTTGGAAAGCTGCCATACATCGGTGGGAAATCAGGCGTAGGACTTGGGAAAATCAGGATCAATTTCGACAAGTGGATCAACATTGACCCAAGGCTTGCACCATCGGGATCAGAGATTGATGTATCGCTTGGTACAAAATATCAACAGCATCTTATAAAGCATGGTGATGAAATACGGGAAACTCTCGATGGTCTCAAATGATTACCAGCCTTTGCAAATCATGGCCAATCTGAGATCGCCAGTTGTTGCTGATGAGTGGCTGCCATTCGATGGACTGCTATTGTATCAATCCGTTAGGCGCGATCTTGGCCCACGGGATGTAACTATATCCGGCGCGTCTACATTGGCGCAGCCCAAGGGTGAAAAATTGCGCGGAGGAAGATTACCAATTAAGATTGTGCATGCCAAGGATTGGTACTACAGATGCTCATGGGCCGAATGGGGGCCAAGCGCAGATGGGATAGATCACTGGAATAAACGCTTCGACATGGCGTATTCCGAGCTGATTGATTTCGGGAAACGGCGCGGCGTCGTCAACCATAAAGCGGCAAAATATAAGGCGTATCATATGCCGATCTATTATAGATCAGCATTATGGGTGCGATGGTATTGCGTGGGCGATAAAGATAAGATTGAGCAACTGCTATCAACGATGACTCATATTGGCAAAAAGACAGCTCAGGGCTGGGGGCGAGTTATATTGCCCTGGCGAGTGAAGTCTGTTGATGAAGATTGGTCGATATGGAAAGATGGCGAGCTGATGCGCGGCATCCCGATCTATCACAAGCCCCGCGATTATTCAGGCAGGCGGGCCAACTATGGTATCAGGCCATCATATTGGGATCACCGTAACCAGATGGAGCTGGTTGTACCTTGATCGTTGAAGATATTTACCGGATCGCCAAAAAGTCCGCCAAGTCAGCGGCCGCCAGGGGCTGCTATGCGATTTGCGATTCTGACCTGGATGATATGATACAGAATGCGGCCATTGCTATCTGGCAAAGTAAGCCAGGTATGAGCAATGCTTATTACTTTGTAGCCGGGAAACGCAGCGCGTCCGCGTGGTTGATATGGTGGAAATATGGAGCGACTAGAGACAAATTGCGCGGAATGCTCGATGAAATAGAGACGCCAATAAACATCTCCGCAATCGAGCGATGGGAAGAAGTCATTGCCAATGTTCGGCCACATCAGAAAAGCGGGCTGTCGCTGCAACAGCAAGAGGTCCTGCACAACATCTTTTGGCAAACACGTCGAAAGCATGGCTCAAAGGAAATTGCTGGGATACGTCGAGACATAGCCATCTGCAATGGTCTTGTGCGAGGAGATACAACGGCCGGAATAGCGCAGGAAATCGGATTGACAATGCAGAAGATCAATCGTTATCGCCAGGATATTCGGAAACGCCTAGAGAAATACATCAATGAAAAAGCAAATTGCTCTACTACATGCCAAAACCAAACGGCATAAGTATGCACTCAACTCAGCCCGGCGAATAATCGAACAAGCGCTATCACGTGGCGCATTTGTTTGGTCGGTATCTTTCTCCGGCGGCAAAGACAGCACCGTGGTGGCGGCTCTTGTGCGTGAGCGGCTGCCGGACGTTCCGCTGGTTTGGTCAGATGATGAGTGGTATCTACCAGAGACCGCAGAGTACATGGCGAGGATCAACAACCTGCATCATATCCGTACTAACGCGAATCACGCGGAATGGTTCAATGTATCTGGTGATTGGGGCGGGATACCTGAATACGCCCTCGCTCAAGGATGGGATGGTGCATTTCTCGGATTGCGCCAGGAGGAGAGCAATCAACGACGGGTATACTTGCGAACCTATGGCCCATTGCATTATGTAATGGCGCGCAAGCAATGGCAATGCAATCCAATACACAATTGGTCCTGGATGGATGTTTGGGCATACATTTACGCCAACGATGTTGATTACAACAGGGCATATGATCGACTCGATGAAATCGGAGTTGATCCAGAACATCAACGCATAGGCCCGTTGGCGGTTGATCGAGTATTAGGTTATGGACAACTTGTGATACTCAAGCGCGGGTGGCCGGAATTGTTCAATGAATTTGCAGCAGCACATCCTGAGGCTAGATCCTACGTTTAATCCCACCTGTTCTATCGGATTAGAACACCAGATTAGAGATTCACGATACCGCTTGACATGATGAGCGGTATCGTGTATTATATAGACAGATCGAGAGACAAACAGGAGAGAACGAAATGTTGAGCGCCAAAGAAATCAAGCAAATAGCCCAAAAAGTAATCAGCGAAAATCACGATTACGATGCAGTCGGCATCAGAATGCAAGACGAATTACACGGGCTGGAAATCGGCGACAAGATCGAGCACAAGTCCTACATCTGGATCGACGGCGAGCGCACAGACGACACACTTGACGGTGTCAGCGCAGTAGACGCCGAAATGGCCGCACAATACAATCTTGGTTTTGGATACTATGCAGGCGAATATATCCTGATCCTGGGAGGCAATTATTACTCACATGGCGAAGATGATGGCGAAATCATCATGCAAGCCCCAACCGTAATCAACATCATAAAAATCTAAAGGAGAAAGCAATGAACGAGCACTTGATGACCACAGCAGAAGCCGCGATGGTAACTGGATCTAACGACTCCACATGGCGCAGGAAGTGCGGCGAGGGTAAGGTTCCAGGGGCCTTCAAGAAGGGCAAAACCTGGCTGATCCCCGTCAATAGGGAAGACTTCTACACCGATGAAACTGATCGCCTGAACTGCCTGCGTAAGTACGCCGATGACTTCGTCGGCGATGGCGGATTCACGCCGGACGATGCCGAGAGCGTTCTTGACCGCTACCTGAACGGCGACGCGGGAGAAAAACCTCGCATGCCGATCTGGTTTACTACGGATCGCTATTATCGACGAAAGCTCATTGAGTTCATGCAGCTTTTGGTAGAATAGCATCGAGGCGCAACATTGCAAAACGGCCTGAGCGAACATGCTTGGGCTGTTTTGCTGTTGGCAATCACCCCAGCATCTGGCTGAACTCGAAACCGATTTTGCTCTGCATTGAACTTGCCAAATAGAACCTCAGCCACACGCATCCCACGGGCTTCGGCGACATCTTCTCAACATCGAAACCCTTGCCGCTCTCCCACCCGTTCTTATAGCTCGGCACTCTGACATGCCACTGAGGAGCCTGATAGATTTTGCCGGATTGCCTTATGCGCTCACGCTGGATTGGCACTATCCAACTCTCGTGGTTGTGGCCCGATACCAGAATGTCGGCGTCTGGAAACATCACCGCCATGCGGTTTGTGCCGATAACGCCGCGAGTAACAGGCGCGTTGCTGCCTATGCCATGATGGTACTTCATCACGACAGCCGCGCGTTTTGTCTTGTGGATCCTGAATCTGAACAACACATAGCCGGAATACTCGCCAGCCATACAATGTCCACCGCGCCTGTTAAGCTCCTGGACAAGACGCTGCACCAGGTTTGTGCCCATTCGGCGCTCCAGGTTGGTCTCGTGGTTGCCCATCGCGATCACAGCGAACCGGTCAGCATAAGGCGCAAACCACTTTCCGGCATCTGTCACGATGGCATCAAGATAGTTCGTGGCAACATATTCTGGCCGGAGTTCGTCGTAGTTTTTTCGCGGGTCGTAGAAGCCCTGCATAGCATCGAAGAAGTCCCCGGCATCGATGACCAGAGCATCGCGCTGCACCGCGAGATCCATGTGCCGCTTCATCAGCTTCCGGTTGCAGTGTTTGCTGTCGAAATGTCGATCAGCCGTGAGCAGCACCCACTGCTCCCAATCCGTGTCCGGTACATCCAGGTGGATAACATGCGAGTTTGGAGATTTTGCCTCGATGGTAAAGCCCATCAATTTCTCCTTTAGTCTATTGTTTTCACTGATGCCGAAAACTTACGCACAGACAGCCGGGGAATCTTCCCCGGCTATCCTTATACCAGCACAGATATCAACCGACCCGCTAAAGCTCAATAGCTTTGTTAGTCACAAGGCGCAGGATTAATATGATAACCGCGCCAACCACATTCACAATCTCCGCGACGTCGCTCGATGGTGTGTAGTCGGCGAAACCGAACAGCCCGGCCACGTGCACCAGCCCGAACAAAATTGCGAACCAAAATGTCTTTGATGCGTACCACTTCTTTGTTTCCATATCACTCTCCTAGTCGTTTTCGTCTGTGCTCAAGCGCGTATTGCTCCGCGGCGGCTTCGCCAGACGACTGCCGCACGCGCTTTAGCTTATTCTTGAACCGCTGATCGCGGGCTTTGTAGCGTGCTGTCTTTGGCTTGCGAGAAGCCCGGCCAAGTTTGCGGTTTTTCTTTCCCTCTTTACGTGCCATAGACACTCTCCTGGTTACTTAAAGTCCCGATAATAGTGTGATAAAACCTATAACATTGAGTAAGACCATATAGGTTTTCTCACATTGTAGCGGGTGCCGGAATTGAACCGGCCTCCTTAGGCATATGAAACCCGTGAGACACCATGCCTCCCACCCGCAATGATATTCTTGAGATCGGCCAGGGCTTATACGGTCCGGTTGCCCGATGCCCTGTTACCGGAGGAGATCTCTTCCGAGCGTGTAGCGCCTTACTTCCGCCCGGCGTAGCAACCTGTGCCAGTCCCGGCACGGACGCCGATCTCAATCTTTTTTTGACTGGCAGTTGCGGCGAGCGACATTATATCGCTACACTGTTTAGCCCAACTGCCAGCCGGGTGAGTCCTACTACTGAGATCGCCCAGGTTTAGACTCATTTACGATGGCCCGCCCGGCCAGGTCGCTCTTTCAACCACTTGGGCTGTCAGCCCTCGCTGCGGGCGGGAAGCTGACGGTCGGATTCGAACCGACACCATCGGGTTACAACGCCGATGCTCTTCCTAATGAGCTTCGCCAGCATAACTAATTATTGCACAAAAAACACACCAGCGCAAGCTATTTAAGCCCAAGCACCGCGGCCATCGCTGCGATTGCCGTTGCAAATACCGCCAGCATCCTGTCCCATAGCTTTAGTTTTTCCATATCATCGCAAAGATCTTCTATTTGCTGCTTGTTACGATCAGCCTGTGTTTCGACATCACGCATACGTTCTAATATTTCGGCTTGAGACGACATCATAATCTGCCGGAATGTGTACGCGGGTACGTTCCGCGGGTCCTGTTGCGATAAGTCATGTAGTTCTTTCAAGATGCCGCCGTTTGCCATGTTAGTCCTCGAGTATCGGTTTTCGTAATGCGTTTTCTATTTCTGTCACTTCGTCGTTAATCGCATCGCACCAGTGTTCCAGGTCCCGGATAGCCTGCCAAACTTCATCCAAGCCGCCTATAGCGGGTGGCTCTATTGGCTCGGTTGCACTAAAGCCCGGTAAATCTACAAGAACCGGCCAGATGTCTGGCATCGCCTGAGCGCGTTCCAGCACCCACCAGCTTATGCCCTGCAAGCCAAGCGCGCTGGTCTCCTCGCCGAATGCTCGCACCGCGTCCGGTTCTGCTGTAGTTCCATCGCCATCGTAGGCTCGACCCACCGGAATGATGGGCTTATTGGTGATTGCGCGCCACTGCTTCAGACTTTCTACTAACCAGAAGAGCGCATTATCTATGCCGTTTGCAGGGTATGGTGTTACGTTGCCGACTGGAACCCAGTACATCATAGGCATGGCAAAATCACATACTGCCATTGCTGTTTCGGCTATTTTTCGCGGATGCCATTGTGCTCCAGTGTGCGGATTTTCAAACAGCGCCCACGAACACCACCCAAGCGGCAATGTTGGATTTGCAGCTCTAACAGTTCGCACAAGCGTACTGGCGCGGGATGTTGCATTTTTCTTGGCGTCTGCGAGTGCTTCCCAATCAAAAATCCATCCATCAAGTCCAAGCCTTGCGATTTCAGCATTGGCTATTCGCGCCTCGCCCGCTGGATCTTGGCCATAGATAAACTGCCAGCCATAGACTTTCAAGCCCTCGGCCTGCAAACCGGCCACATACTCGGGCGTCAGATTGTCCACGCCGCCTGGCATATAGCGATAGGCTCCATTTGCAGCCTTGACATCCACACGCTCAAAGCCAGCGTCGAGCAGGAAGTGGGCAGTTTCATGCGCGTCACCGCCTTTTGTGCTTGCTGTATGCCAGATAAATATTCCTTTGCCTTCCATTTCTGCCTCACAATTCGCTGTTGAAAATCGCCGCAAGTTCAGGATCGTAGGTTGCATTTACTGGGCCGATTTTATCAGGAACCAACTCTGCCATGCTTGTTTTTTCCGTGCTCGCGCTCGAATCGGAGTTGGCGGTTGTCCCGGTAGCGCTTCCTTGCGCCGATTTTGCAGGTATGATTACCGACGCCCAAATGCCATCGATCATGGGAAATGTAGGTCCGTGTGTCATCAGCCTTTTCCTCCTGCCGCGCGCGAGATGATAACCTCGGCAAGTTCGTTTCTGTTGCCCTTCATCCTGAGCCCGCGCCCGCTCATAGCCGTTTCCATGATGTACACGACATCCCAATCCTCGACCAGCGATTCAAATACCTTTGCGCCAGGCATCGAGATACCCAATACTCGCATCCAGTTATCCGGCTCGACTTCCTCAGGAGGTACGATGCGCCCCTGCTGATCCTTAATGCGTCGCTTCGGGTCCCAAATGTCAAACGTATATTCGACAAGTCGCCCGCTTGGCTCGATCCAGCGGACATAGAGCTTCGGCCTTGTGTTTGCAGTAGCGTGGTCTGAAGTACGATAATCTAGCCCTGCATTTGTACCGGCCGCGCGTTCCGTGGAGAAAAGCTTAATGCCATAATTGCCGACATCGATCAGGGCCTGAAATTCGCCAACATCAAGCGAGAAATCTTCCCAAGCCCCCACGGCAGTATTTACACTTGCGCTTGAGTACATTGTCGTGTTGGCAATATCGACACCATATACTTCGCACCCTGCACCGCCAGCCCATGCATTAACTCCGTCCATTGTGTTCCAATCTGCTCCGCCCTCAGTCCATGCTGCGTTAGCCTCCAAAATACGTCTGATTTCCACATTGGCAACACCCGCCAGCTTTGAATCACAATAGAGCGACATCGTAGCGATTTCTATTTTCGATCCTTTTTTGATCGGCGTAAGATCAAAGGCGATATGAATGTCACGACTATAAGGATTGCTCGAATAGCCGAGAGACATGGTAGTAGAAGCGCCATAATTGTTCGCGGGAAATCGGCTGTTAATCCATGTGTCTTTGCCGTCCGCCGCCGCTGGCTGAAAGGTTTGTTCAGGCATTAGTAAGGCCTCGCTGCCGGTCGATAGTAAAACTCGCGCCCAGGGCCAACACCAACTACCCAGGGCAGATATGATACATCCCCAAGCGCCGCTATTGACTCTAATATGTCCTTGGCGCGTCGATCCGCATCAAACTCTTGTGTCACCTGTGTGACGTTTGTGCGGATGTCTGTAGACGCGATGAACTGTCCAACGTGCGCATCAGCCAGGATAGCCGATATGACACTATCCGCATCGGCCTCGCCGGATAGTGCTGTCTGATTGTATACGCACCAATTGAGCGTATGGTAATAGCCTATGCAGTTAAATTTGATTTTGGCCTGCATTGAAGTTGCGTCAAAAGAGATTTGATCGAGAACCGGTTGAGGCCAGTAATTTCCGCGCAACCACTTCTCGGCCATTTGATCTGCTACGCCTGCATCAAGTTCTCCGCCAGCTATTACCCAGTGTTTATAGCCATAACGAGCCTGAGAAGCCGCATTCTCGGCGATGTTCGAACGTACTGCCGCGCCTCCGCCAACAGGCTGATGGCGAACCCAGACGTAATTGCCCATGTTGTCTATTGTGGTTCTGATGCGTGCCGTTCCAGTATCCAGTTCTACTGCCGAAATCATACCTTCCCAGGCGGTCCGGCCATCTTCGTAAAACAGTTCCACATTGCGCCCGACGCCCTGACTAAGGTATTGTCGCGCTATCGCCTCCTCAACGATCATTTCGAATGTCATCGAGTGATAGCCGCCCATGTCGCGCTTGACCACGCGCGGAATATCAAGCAGATCCTGCGTATGAAACATCTCATGGAATTGTTCCCATGCTGTCACTGGGTTTTCTGTGATGACCAGCGATCCATACATCAGTCAGCGCCTCGCAAATAGAAGTAACGATCTCGCTTGCGCAGTTCAAAGGCAAAGTGCATACCGCAAGATGCCATCATTGGCGCGTCGCCCCAATCGCCGCCGGATTTATAGTGCATCATCAGAAAAAATATCTTAGCATCAACGCCAGGCTCAATCTCTGGAGCTTTGCCCTTACGCGTCCACTCCTCGCCAGAATATATGTGTGATCCATCTATGATTCGTTTGACTGTGCGATTGAGTACAACGCCAGCATCGTCATCGAGCATGTTCAGCCCACGGAGCGCACTTGTGCCATCATCACTGTCCGAGATTGGGTCATTAAGCTCTACACTCCACTCGTCAACAGGTATCAAGATCAAATCGTACAGATCAAGTGTAGCCGCAGATCCAGCCTCTCGTGAAGCGTGAATTTCAAAGATCAAATCGCACCCGGTGAAATCGTCGTCTGATACATTTTCCGTAAACGGAATTTGAAGTACGCCTCCATCGAACATGTCGACAACCTCAATGCCTTCATCAACACCCTTTAGCGCAACAATCTGAGAATCCATCTTTGTTGCCGTAGTTTCGGTGGAGTTGATTAATGTGCGCACCATAAGAGATACATCGCCAGCTGCCCCACCGGATTGTTGCGCACGCACAAACACACGATACAAACCACGCCAATCATCTAATTTGTCCGTACCGGTAATAGTAGTTCTGACGGTCAATGGGTCAGTTGTTGCAAAATCCACCCCCATAATCTCGCCGCGAGGACCGGCAGGGTCTTGAGCGCCCACGGCATCTGTACCTGCCACAGCCGCCCATCCAGGGACAATGGCCGCGTCAAATGCATGTATATGCGAAATGAAAGTATTTGGATTTGTTCGTACTCCACAAACCACCCTGGACATGGAGCTAAAGTTCGGGTCATCATCGCCCCCGTCTGGCGTTTTATATCGCATATGCAAAAGAGGAGAAATAGATCCTGAAAAAGCGTCAGAAGGAATATCTATATAAGGCTTACGTGGAAAATATACCTTTGCTGTTCCGTTTTGCGGAGTAGTCGTCCAGGCGGTTACTGTGTTCAGGCGTAATCTTATCCAGTATCTATCCACTCCATTTACAATTTCCGAGGCCCAATCCGAAGGCCCAAAATCGTTTAAGCACCAATCCCCGACCGACTTGAATATTTCATCCTCGTCACCATTTGGATAAATCGTACATTCATCACCATAATCTAGTGTAGGCCAACCGCCGCCCCCGTCTGAATATTCAATAACAACATCGGCATCATAAACTCCTGCTGTAACAATATTCCACACAATATTATGGAAGCCCCGAAACCCTCCTATGTAATAAATATCGCCAGCCGCGGGAACAGCGCCTCCAACAGACCATATATCATGATTCGCTACCGCAGAAAGATTCCCGGACCATGCGGCAAGAGAGCTGTCGTAATTGAAAATCCTTGACACATTCAAATCGCTGTATTCGTTTGGGACATGAATCAAAGATCTTCCGCTTGGACCGTCCGTCGCGTCCAGCGTTATCGCATCTGGCAGCACGCCAGGCACGCCGGATTGCCATAAGCCGCGCGTGATGCCGACGCCAAATTCTTTGATGATCTGCATGACTTCGAAGCTCTGCGAGAACATGTATGGTTGCAACATAACATCAGGCGAACCGTAGACTATCGCCCAGCGTGTTTCGGTTTCGCCAACCGCCCGTTGCTTGATATATACCGGCGTCCACTGGCGCTTGCGCGAGTTGGTATTGAGCCAAGCCTTACGCAGCAGCTTCAGGAATTTGTCTGTCTTGCGCTTGAGCTCATCTGTGTCGCCGCCCTTGTAAACTAGCTGCCAGCGCTCGCTGAACGTTGTCGCCTCAAGATTGTTGATGCTCTCATCCCAGGCGTGCGGCGTTAGCTGGATCTGAGATCCGCCGCCGGGCACGAAAGTTGTCGCGCTGTTAGGTGCCGTAAAAGTTAGATCAACGGTATCTGTACCATCAGTTATCTCGAAAATTCTGTAGTCAGAAGGCATTATGCACCCAACCATTCACGCATCATAAGATCAAAATTCGCCTCGCTCATTGGAGACTGGAAATTCATTGGGCCGCTGATGTTCAAGTTGCGGCTCATATCCTGATGTACAGAAGGCGCCGCCATCGGAACCACGGTTCCACTTGTCGAAGGCACAAACATCTCAGGTATGCCACCCTCGCCAACAATGTAGGGCTGGCCTGCTGATACTGGCCCGCCGAATTGCCTCAGTTGTCCAAGGAGCGTTTGCAATCCGCTTCCGAGCACAAAATTCAGCTTGACTTCAACCTCGGTCTTAATCTCGGACGGAATCTCTGTGATCGACTGCTTGGCGTTCTGTATCATGGTGTTTGCTTCTTCCCACGACACGTTATACTCATCGCGCACTTGAGCTATGGCATCGTCCATACTGATATTGCCGATTTCCTCATCCACGGCAAGCGCGGCAAGTTCCAAATCCTCAAGCATTGCCGAGGCATCTTCGGGCGCTATTACACCCTCTTGCATGCCTTTTTTCACGGCCTCGTAGGCTGATATAATTTCGCCGCCGCCAGCCTGGATGAATGCGATTTCTTCCTTAAGCGATGCAATATTAGATCGTACTCCAACGTTTACCGAACCCCAGGCAACATCGGATTTGATCTTGACCGCATCGAGTGCGCTTTCAACATCCGTTAGCGCAGGCGTTAGGCCGGTGCTAATCGCCTGGCCGGTTTCTTCTATTGCTGGCGCGCTCGCGGCCATCTCCTCTGTCAGGCCCATGAAACTCGCCGAATAGGATTGCAATGTTGTTTGACCATGCTCCAGAATATCAGTCGCCACAACCCACTCGCCATTCAGGTTTTTCACCATCCCGCGAGCGATGAGCATGCCATCATTCGTGTTGTTGAATTCCTCTCCGAGCAGGCCCAGAAGTTGCACAAGAGGCCGTATGCCGCTATCAATCTGCTGCTTGATGCGCTCGGTCGTGCGCTGGGTTTGTACGCCCAGTTTATCATAGTCGTCCGTGAGCGATTCAACGCTGCCGCCAGCCTGTTCAACAAGCCGTTGGCCCTTGATTTGGACAAGGTTCAAAAGGGCAAGCTGCTGTTGCACATCTGTTAGTTTCGTTGCCTCAAGTCCAAGCTGTTCGGCATAGACTTTATTCGCTTCGCCAGCTGTCACTTTCAAGCCCGTGTTGTCGATCAAAAGCGGAGAATTGCGCTTGATACCACGCGCTATTGAGTCAAGCATAAATGTGGTATCGCCCAGCGCCGGGTTTAGCTTACTCGCCGCTTTGGAATAGAGCGCCAGATCTGGAAGTGCTCTTAAAAGAGCCTCGGCCACTTCATCGTTCGCGCCTGCGGCAAGCGTCAGAGATGACGCCATCAAGTCCGTTTCCGCCACTGTGTGATTTACAGCACTGGACATTTCGTCAAGCATGGATGGAGCAATATCGAATTTTTGCAAAAGCATGTCGAACGATTCGCGCGTCTGCGCGATTGCAGCGCCCTCGCGCCCGAACTCAAATGCCTTTTCAACGCCCTTCACAACAGCAACGACAGAACCAGCCGCGGCAGAAAGTGCAACCCAGTTCTTTTGCAGGAACTCGCTCGCGCTCCGCATCCGGTCCATAACAGATACTGTGCCGTCGCCAGCTTTAGCAATGTCCGTGTAACGCGCCGCAAGTGCTCCTGCTTGCTGTGCCTGCTCGGCCAGCCTTCCGGCTTTTGCCATCTTGCCCTGCGCCATGGCTTGCAAAGACGCCTCACGCGCGGCAACCGCCATGTCGCCATATTTTTTGGCAAGACGACCGGCAACAACAGCTGCTTCGCCCTGTCCTTTTATTGACGCAGCGGCCATTTGCTTCAGGTCTTTTTTGGCCGCGCGGATGTGGCCTTTCATGCCGTCCATATCGCGGATAAATCCGCGATAGTTTTCTACAACCGCATGCACGCCGTAAAGCGGCAATTTACCAGCCATCAGTCCTACTTTCGCCTGGTTCGCGCTTTCGCCTCTGTGTATTTTCTGCCAGCATCCGCGATGTGCGCCTCGATCATGCCGTGTAGCTTGTACCAGGCCATTACTTTCGCCTTAAACCAGTTCGGATACTCGTTCTCTTCCCAGCGCCAGAGGTCCAGGTGTGCCGCCGCCGCTGCCTCATACTCAAAAAATGGATATTCGTACTTGATCCCGTGCGTTATTGTCTTGATCGCGACATCCGTTATCGGCTCGCCGAATCTAGTCACCCGGAAACCCGGCGATTGCCGCGTCCACCTCCTCTGGCGTCACGCTTGCCAGCATACCGATCAACCGCACATCTGGCGGGTTCACAGCAACATATTTCTTGAACACATATTCGCGATCTGCCGAGCTTTCGAGATCATAGCCCTCAAGAGATATTGTGCCCATGCGTTCTAGCTGGCGCAGTTTTTTCAGCCAGCCATCATCTTTTGGCACGCCATCCACAAGATCGACGCCGAACAGGAGCACAATGTCCGATACGGCCTCAGACCGTTTTTCCTCAGCTTCAAGCATGGCGGCGCGGTATTCGGGATGATCGTAGTTTGGTTCTTTGCGCCCCTTGCCCACATCCTGCATGGGCGGCTTAGGATCCTTCACGGATCTTTGAGCTTCCATGATCAGACGCGATGAAACCGGGCGCACAATCGCCCTGTAACCACTGGATAGCGTGACTGTATCGCCCGCCTTAATGCGGTGTTTTTCTGCCTTCGCGACCTGCAAGGCCGCCGGGGTTTCTTTTTCAGCCATTATATGTACTCCAGTCCGAAGATTTTATTTGATTAGTCGGTTCCGAGCGTGATGATCCCGGTTGAACCATCGTCATCGATGCCAACCGCGATCAGCTTATCAGGATCGTATGCACAGGCCGCCAGCGCGGAATACTTCTCTGCGCCCGGTAACAGGCCCGGCATCTGCGGCAGTACGACAAAATCATAGCCGCCGTTGAAACTTGCAAGTACACGCCCAACATTTGCAGCGGTTGTGTGAGCGACATACATAACGGTCGAGTTCGCCATTACGATGTCCTCAACTTCACCTGATCCGCTGCCAGGGAATGTTGCTTCCGTCCAGTGCTGCCCACCGTCAAGCGTGTAGTAAATCTGTCCGCCATCGGTGCCGATGAACCATTCCTTCTTGGTTTTGGCATAAATCGCATTGATTGTAGTGCCCACGCCAACAGGTGTACTCGGTGAAAGCGCCCAGGTCTCGCCATCTTCCGTGACTGCAACAACTCCGCCATCTCCGCCAGCAATGGCGAAGTAGCGCGAGATCGCATGCACACACTTATAGTCCGAGATGGTTGCAATCGCGTTATCCTGTACAGTTACGCCAGCGCTTGGGTCTGTAAGAACATAGATGTGCCCGCCAGCGCCGACAACCCAGGCCTTGTTGCCAACGCTCCAGATCGCATTAGGAGCGCCGCCAGCCTCGAATCCGGTTGTCACTTCCTCGAATTCTGGATCAGCCTCGCCATCAAAGTCAGTTAGCGGAGCATAGACAAGAGAAGCGGCATCTGCTGAGATGACCACGACATTAGATCCCAAACATGCAACACCACTTGCATCCTGTGCGCTGTCCAGTTCTTCGATGTCGTGTGCATACCAATTCAGCCCGCCATCAAGCGTGTATAGGATGTCGGGCGGTGTGCCTGGAGATCCACCCTCGCCAATCGTAACGGCAAAAGCAACCTTGCAACCGTCCGATTCATCTGCGCAATTGCCGCATGATGGATCATCACAGTAGATTACGTCTGTGATTTCTTTAGTCGTCAGGTCCTCAGCCTTTTTGCTGAAGTTCAGCGGCACATACTCAAAGAGATTCCGCCCACTGATAGGTGCGCTTTCAAGGATGGGTGCTTCGTCATCGCTCTGGAGCGCGCCAGCCTCATCGGTTTCCCACGATGTCAGACGCGCTTCCTCGTAAACGGCGATTTTCTTGAAGGAATTGAAGTCGCTGAGATCCTCGCAAACGCCCCAGTGCAGATGAACGTCTACAGGACAGCGCAGCTTAGCCCATTTCAAAAGTTCGGAACGGATGTCGAGTGCATAGCGACCCTCAAGAGTGGTCTGTGCTCGGCCATCTGCACCCTGCACTTCGCCGATCTTTACAAATGCTCCTGGTCGACTCATGTGCGGCGCTTCGATGTCCTCAACATCGCCGAACTCTTTGGATTGCGCCTGCGCTCTCATGCAGCTCATGAAAACCGGTGCATGATCCGGCCGCGCGCCTCCAGGGATGATAAACACCCGTGAAAGTCCGCGCTTGTTAGGAATGAAATCACTCATTTGTTATATCCTCCTGCCCGTACAGATCATCCATACGGAAAAGATCAACTACTCTTTTGTGAAGAGCTTGCTTGATGGCGCGGGCAATGGAATTTTGCTCACGCTGGACATCAGACCAATCAAAGACGCCCGACTTGACCAGATAGTTGTTGATGTCCTTTTTCACCGCCTCACAATCGAGATTGCCAATGTCTACGCCCGTGACAGGCAAACCCATTGGTGCGGCCTCGTCTGGATCACTGTCGCGCACAAGCGCCGCGCGAAGCCATCCGTTTCTATCTTCGTATACCACTTTCCTCATACTGCAACTCCGGTCATGCGCTTAGGAGCAAGCCCCATTAAGCGGCGGTACGCCCATACCTCTCCATAGCGCGTTCCAAAGGGGTTTGACATCATTTCATCGCTCAAAAACCAGGAAGAACCATCTCCGCTGTTGAATGCCGTTTCTGCTCGCAACTTTCGATAAAGAGCTTCTGTGTTTCCGCAAGAGCACAAAGGCCTCTCAAGGCGTGCCGTCGCCAAGTATGCAATTATGCGCGCCCATTTTTTCGGCATCGGATCAGTAGTCTTGTCATCGATATAGCGTTGATCCATGTCGCCAGCGTAATAATAGACTTTGATCTGATCCGGCTCGCGGCAAACCGCAAAAGCAGCTGCCGACCATTCTCTATCATCAGCGCTGTATGTGGCTGGAGCTGGAACAGCTATTCCGTTCTCCACATCGCGCACAACCAAGCATCCGTTCTGCGTTGTTAGCGTACATTCAGGACATCCTGCTCCGCCACAAGACGAACAGATCGCGCCGCTTGCAAGATCGTTTGCGGCCTCCCAATAGAATACAACTCCTGTTCCAGTGTTATCGGTATAAACCCGGCGCACATCCACCGATGCAAGATAAATGGCGTCGGATATGTCGAGCGTTCCGGCCTCATCAGAACCGGGGAACGCTTCGGAGTATTTTTCGTCTATCAGCTGCCAGGCCCAAAACACGATTACAACGTTTCCACCGGCAATAGTGATCGAACGCGCAGGCCGGATCTCCCATGCGTCATCGGTCTCGCCCGGATAATAGCACTTGATTTCTTTCGGATCGGTTACAGTTGTGGCGAGTGTGATCGTGGCGGTTTCTGAGTAGCCATCGCCATCTTCATCGCTGTAAACGAGCGTTGCGCCCGCCGTTGTAGCGGTCCCGATGACGCTTTCTGCTCGCGGTCCTGGAGAGATGAGTTTTCCGTTTTTGAGTATGATTGACTTCCGCAAATGGCGATCATTGAATACGCCGTTGCGAATGTTTGGTCTATGATGGCGGGGGAACTTATGAACCTCAGAGATCCATTTGGGCGCAGGCCAGAAGCCCAGAACATCGTGGATGTCTTGTTCCGCCTCCGCGATTGTCTCTGCCAATTCCTCCCGTGAGATCCTATCGTTCCCCTGCCAGGCATACTGATACCATACATCGGTACAGCCGCCAGCCGCGGAGAATATTTTCTCTCCCACCGCGCCATTGAAATGAGGCGGAGAGACGCCCATGATTTTGGCGTATGTATCAAGCGGTAAAAGCGTTGGCGTGCTAGCGCGTGCCATTTGCGAGCCTTTCAATCACGATTGCCGCCGCGCTCAGCGCGAACGGAAACGATATCAGTATCGTAGCTTTTGAAGCGATTAGATAAGCAACGGCGAGAGCTATACCGACCCATATTGAGAGACACCAGACGCATAGAAACGCCCTCGCCAATTCATGCTTACCATACCTCTCGCTAGATTCATCATAACGTATTCCGATGATGTAACGCAACCTCTCCAAAATGTAAAACGGTCCCTCCTCAGATACGAGGAGGGATGTTATCCGCCATGTTGCCAATGCCAAGATGAGAAATTCAGGATGAGATAGAACTGAGTCTGTGAATTGCATCTACGATTCTCTCTGCCGTGACTGGGCCGATGCGGTCCAGCTTCTGCATGCCCTCTACGCCAAGTTCCAGGATGTCAGCCGCACTTTCTACACCCTGAGCGCGTAGTGCTTCAGCGACTTTCTTACCAACGCCAGGAAGCGCCTCAAGATCCATCTTTGACATATCTGGCGGCGTCATGGGTTTTGGCGGCGGCATCTGCGACTCTGGAATGGTTTTTGGCTTACGCAAACTTACCGGCGCGGGTGCGCGTACAATTGCGCTTTTTGGCGGACGGATCGGACGTGCAACCTCAAAAAGATGCGGCTGCGCTTCAATGTCCGAGCGATGCACAAGGAATTCTTCGCCGCCTCCGCGCATGCCGTATTTTGTGTGAGTAGCGCCGCCAACTACCATGTGCTGGCCTCTGTTAGGATGCAAATAACGAACTTTCAGGTAATCATCATCTTTCATATCAACCTCACTTTTTGAGCGTGGGCCCGGAACTTGCTTTCTGACGGGCACACGTGCCGGAGATTTTCCACCGCAACCACCTGGACATGGCATAAGTTTTTCCCTTTCATATTTAGATTGCATGTAAGCGGCCAATTCTTTGAAGTTTTCGCGGCCATATTCTCTCCGCGATCCACTGTAGAACCGATAAACAAGCAACTCATCTTCAAGCCTATGATAACACTTGCCTGCACGCGCCATGCGGATATGATAATCCCAATCCTCCCAGGATTTCATTTCCTCATCGAATCCGCCGATCTCTTTATGCCATTCTGTCGGTATCAGAGCCGTAACGTTGCACCAGATGTAAGGCTTCGGAAATGTCGGCTGTACCTGCGCCCGCTGGCAATCATAATCATGTGCCCTGTAGCCTATCACGGTCTCGCCTGTCTTTTCATCCCGATGATATATCCGCTCCTGCAAGCGCGGATCAAGTTTTGATATATCCCCGATGAAAGCCTTACCAATGTAATCGGAGTATATGATTGACTCTTTGCTCTGCCATGTCTCCACCATATCATGTAGCGCATGCGGAAACAGCCAATCATCAGCGTCCAAAAACAACAGGAACGGAGCACGTGCGATGTTAGCGCCAGCGTTTCGGGCAGCGCCAGCGCCAGCAGGCGCCTTTTCCATTTGCACTTCGCGGATGAAAGGAAACGTGGTTCTGATGTAATCTTTATCCTCGTTCTCTTCTTCGGGCGGCGTGTCCCAGACCACAACAGCCTCCCACCGGCGCAGTGTTTGCGCGTCAAGCGAGTCAAGCGCGTTGATGATGGCTCCTGCATGACCTGGGCCAACCGGTATCACTACCGATACCATAGGTTCATCATATTCCCGTGCCGGATGCGACCAGCGTTTAGGCTTTGCGACAGACGGAAGCGGATGCAGCTTATCTTTTGCCCACGGATGCCAGGCAAGCCAATCCACCTCTTTGTAATCCTTGTTTCCGCTTACGATCCCGCTCTGCCATGAGTAGATAAACAACGGCTTGGGTGATGCCTTCCTTGCGCCATAACCATAGGCGCCCATACGCGTCCAGAATTCGGCATCTTCAGAACCAGCCCCATGCGGAGCGTACCGCTGCCGAAATCCGCCAAGCCTGCGCCAGGCTTCCACGCGGAACACGCAGCATGTAGGCACCTGATTTTTCCGTTTTAGCTGCGCCTCAAAGTTGTACTCACCAGGCCATTCGGAATTGCCCTCTGAGCCGTCCGGCTTTATCCAGTGCAACCCGGTATAGGCAATACCAAGCGTCGGATCATTCTCAAGCTCACGTATGCAGAAGTCGGCGAATTGCGGTTCTATCGCATCATCTGCGTCCAGACAACAAACATACTTGTAGCCAAGTTCATCTGCTCGTTTGATGCCGCGATTGCGAGCATGCGCCACGCCTGCATTTGGCTGATGGATATACTCTACCCGGTCATCAAGCGCCAGGATCTCCTGCATCCTCTCACTCGTGTTGTCGGTTGATCCGTCATCAACAACGATGACCTTTTTTACGTGCTCAGACGTTTGCGCAAGCGCTGATTTAACGGCCCGGCCTACTCTTTCAGCATGATTATAAGTCGGTATAATGATGGCAGTATCAGGATCTGGCGGTATAAGCACGCGCTGATAGATACCGGCAACTTTTTCGCATGCGGCTTCCCACGTCCAGCGCTTCGCCATTTCACGCGCATTATCGCCAAGGATTCTCCGGTAGCGATAGCAGTAATCAAGCCCTTCTGCCAGATCGTCGTAATTTCCGGGCTCTGCCAGGTATCCGTTTACGCCATGCTCGATTAGCGTGACATTGCCGCCATTACGCCAGCCAAGCGTAGGCACTCCAGACGCCATCGCTTCCAGTACGCCAATGCCAAAAGTCTCTTTCGTCGTGCTGAGATAGACGCCCGCGCTCATGATAAGGCGCTTCATTTCATCATGCGGAAGTATGCCCTGCGGATGGACGTTATCCATCTCCTGGCTGGTCAGCGTCGTTATAAACTTGCGGTTCGGAAACCGCTTTGCAAGCTCTATCATAGGCGCGGGATCGCATACGTCTACCGCCCTGTTTTTATTCCATAGCACGTATTGGTCATTATTGGCATATTGCTGCCACGCTTCCCAGTCAATACCGTGACCCACAACGTCCGGCTTGAAGCGAAAGTCTCGCATGATCGTTTCAGCGACCCACTCGCTTGGAACAGTCACAGCGCGAGCGTGCCGAATGGACTGTACAACGCTTTTATTTGTGTACCACTCCCAGGCCGCGCATTGGTAATCCGCACTCCAATAAAATCCGTGCACGTGAGCGACATCGGTATCACCGTCATATGTTCCAGCATGCACCGCCAGGAGATCAAAATCGGTGCGCTTTGTTTCCCGCGGAACCAGATCGATGCCGTAATCAGGCAGATGCTTGAAATACGCCTCCAGCACGCGCTTGATGCCCGATTCTTCGGATTTCATCTCTGTGATGTGGGGAACCATGCGGACTCGAATCATTTTTCAACCTCAAAAATTATTATGCTAAGAGCAATGGCCGCAATCATAATTCCCATCAATTGCCATGCGACAATTGGCGATTTGTCGTAAAGATTAGATGCCCCAGCAATTGCAAATAAGTTATAAATCAAAAGCCCCACAATTGCACAAGAGACCGATAGTGCTTTTTTATACATCACTCAAACCTCCTGATCTCATAAGCGATCTTCTCGACCTCTGCCAAACCCATGAACGGATGTAGCGGTAGGCTCAATTCCTGTTCTGAGAACCGTTCGGCTACCGGAAATTCGTCAGACTTCCAGGCATTGCGATATGCCGCGCTGTGATGGCATGCCACAGGATAGTGCATGGATGTATCAACGCCCTGTCGTCTTAGATATGCCCGCAGATCGTCCCGGCGCTCGCTCAGGATCGGAAATACATGCCACACCGGATCTGAGCACGGATTGATCTTCGGAAGCTCGATAAATTCAATGTCGCTCATAAGTTCTATATAACGCTGCGCCAGACGCGCGCGTCTGGCGTTCCAATTGTCGAGATACTCCAGCTTCACGCGCAGAAATGCAGCTTGCAGCGGATCCATCCTGAAATTGTGCCCCAGATAGTAATGATTAAAACGATGAATTCTGCCCACGTCTCGTAGCGCACGCGCCCGCTTTGCAATATCGTGGCTATCGGTTGTGATAGCACCGCCCTCGCCAAATCCGCCCAGATTCTTTGTCGGATAGAACGACCAGCAAGTAGCATCGCCGAACTGGGCCACGTTGCGCCCGTTGTATTTTGCACCATGCGCCTGCGCACCATCGCTGATGACATAAAGCCCATGATTGTCGGCCATCTCGCAGACCTCATCCATCAAGGCCGGAAAACCATACATATGCACAGGTAGTATGACTTTTGTCATACCGTCAACATGCAATTTGTCAATCTTGCCCACGACATAACCGCTGGTTGGTTCCACTGGCTGAAGCATCATCCCGGCATGCGTAACCGCCAGCCACGTCGATATATGCGTATGTGTTGGTACAATGGCGATTGATCTGCTCTTTTCGCCTCCGGCCACAGATTCAAGCGCAAGCTGTAGCGCAGCCATTCCAGACCCTACCGCAACGCAATGCGTCGTGCCACAGTATTTAGCCCATTCATCTTCAAAGGCAGCGACTTCAGGGCCGCCAACATAAACGCCAGACTGCATGACTCTACTGTAGGCTGCGTCCAGCTCAGGTCTCAGCGCGTCATAGTGCGAACGGAGCGAAAGGTATTTGATCATACCGCCTCCAGGATCTTCCATAATTCATCTCTTGAATTTATATACCCATCAGGATCATACTCATGCGATGCCAGACAAACGATAGTGGTGTCTTTCCCGCCATACACTGTGCGCCAGGCAAGCGGCGGTATATATAGGGCCAGATTTAGATCGTCGAATATGACTTGTTCAATATCAGTGGGCGAATACTCGATTTCGAAACGCGCGATGCCACTGGTCAGAAAGAACAGTTGTTCACATTCGCGCAAAGCATGGTCTCCGCGGGACATAATTGGATCAAACAGCGATAAAACAAATACTCGTTTAGGCCGGAATGGAAGCTGCTCCATGATCTCGATTCGGCCGCGTGGGTCATAGATGTTTTTCGTTTCGATGAGATAGTGTCTTTTTGTCAATTCAGTGCACCTCTCTTCCAGCTACGCATAATAATTTTAGCATTGATTTCACGCTCAATCCGCTCATAGTCACCATCCAGCGGCCTGCCATGCAGCACCTTGACTTTGTAACTCGCAAAGCCGCCGAAACCCCAGCGGCAATTATACTCCGATGGCAGTATACCAAGGCGCACGTGCGGCGAGTGGTATAGAGCATGTCGAAGCGCAGGCTGATCGTTTTCGCCAAAACTGGCCGCGTGCTGTAGAAAATGGTTCATCCAAAGGTCAAAAAGCGCGGCTATGCAACCCGAATTCCTGAAGGCGTTTACCCCAATGTTGATCTCAGGGAATGCTGGCGGTACGGTCTGGCGCACTCGCGGGCGCGTAATGCGTCCGGGCGCGTGCGCTCCAAGGAAGTCAAATCCAGCATCAAGCATGCTGAATAGATCCGTGATGTTATCGCAAATATAGGTGTCCGAATCAAGATAAAGTATCTGCTCTACATCTATGAAATTGAGCACAAGACTAAAGTATCGCGTTGAGTCCAGGAACCAGTTATCAGGATGTTCGCGCTCTGGCAACCTCACTACCTCATCAAACTGCTTATGGTTGGCATCAAACCACGATTGCGATGGCGGAAAATCCGGCGTAAAGAGATAAGTGCGAATTCCAGGATTATGACGCCGGAAGCTCGCCGCACTCACGGCTGCCTCATCGTGATAGGTCGTGATCCAGATTGCAGCTTTAGAATGCTGGCTCATACTTTATCCTTTCGCTTCCACGCCCACACGCCGCCCGGCATGACCTGAGGCCCAATCCAGCCGCCATCGTCTGCAAGGCATTTCTCCAGCGTCCTGGAGCCAAGCTGCTGATCAAATGTATCGTGCATCGCCAGAAAGCCACCGGGCAAAACCCGCTCGCGCCATCCGTAGAGATCAGCGACAACCCTCGCCATGACGCCTAGATCCCACACTATCAAGGATACTAAATCCGGCCATTTTTTCGCCATCTTGCGCGCATCGCCCTGGCGTATGGTCACATCAGCGCGCAGAAATCGCAGATTAGAGCGCGCAATCTTGAGATTGTCCGCAACATATTCTTCATTCGCCCATCCTTTGCGCTTGAGAAAATCGTCGATTGTGTATACACGATGTATATACTTATCGCTTCCCCACCACAGCGCGAAGGCTCCAAGGCCACGATAAGTCCCAAGCTCAACGATTGTTCCAGCAGGAGCTGCTCTTGCCAGGCTCGCGAATGTCTGGAATTTCTTTGCTCGCGCCTTTGGCATACGAGATATAGCGCTCAGGATCTCGATTAGCCCAGGCTCCTCGCGATACTCTACGATTTCTTCTGGAACGCTATCAGCCTTTGGCACCTTGCGATCTCCTCGTATTCGTCATGTTTCTCAAGCCAGTCTCGCACAGCATGGGCTACTCGGCCTTTGATATGCGCCGGTATCGGGTCCTCGATGTAATCATGCAGCGCCAGAATGCCGCCGGGCTTTATTTTATCAGCCCATATATACAAATCCTGACTGACGCCTTCATAACGATGGTCTCCGTCGATGAAGAGCATGTCGCATTCCCAGTTCATCGGCCACCAAAGACCAATATCCTGAGAACGCCCAAGAGCGCGTACAACCTGTCTATGATCCAATTCCGCACGCTCTACGTTTGCGCGTTCTTCTGGTCTCTCGCCAATGTCGATTGATAGGATGAATGCCAGTGGCCGCTCCTCAAGCATCGCAACAGTTGAACAACCACGCTCCGCGCCAATCTGAATGATTGTTGGAGTGTACGGCAATTCACGAACAAGCTCCTTGAGCGCGTCCACTTCTTCATGGCTCATCGGGTTCGGATCATCGCCTGCAAGATCATGTGCCGTAAGTTTCTTGGTCATAGTTCCTCCGGTAGATCCTTCATCCAGGATGAATCTTTCTCATATCCGTAGCGCCTGAGATGCGTGCCAAGGTGAAGTTCCACAAGCTGCGCCTGTCGCCGATTGAAATACTCCGGCCAGTGACCAGCGCGACCTTTCCAAAGATGCGATTTTTGGACGCCTTTACCATATGGCAGATCATCAGTAATCGTTGCCTTGCGGTTTTTGAAAGACTGCCTGCGCACTACGCGGGAAATTTTATGCGCAGGAACAACATTAAGACGATGACAAAGTTTTCGCATCATTGCTTCGGTATCGGACAATAAATCCTCGTACCGCACAAGCACATAAGGCAAATCGGCCGCGTGCCATTCCGCGTAGAAATCGCCCAGCGGTCCGTGCACTCTAATCGGATTGTCGCCAAAGATCATTGCCTGCAATGCATCATCCAAACTCTTACGTTGCCAATAGTGCATGACGCTCAGGGCCACATCCCGCGGATCGCGCACAATCAAAACGATCCGCTCGCCGCCGTAATACCTAGTACAAATACGATATGCGCTTGGCATAAATTTGCCCATGTCCTCTTTGGCGATCCTAAGATGAAGCTGGCGCACAACGAACGGGCCCGATCTGTCAAGACCTTCCTCGCCCAGCGGATGCGCACCCAAATAGCCTGTCACTGGCGAATTCAGCGCATCGCCAAGCAAGCGTGAGATCCATGTATTGCCGGAGCGCGGCCAGCCTACCACCAGGATGTCATTAGCTGCCATTATCGAAAATACTCCTTGTGCTCATCATAAATCCTGTTTTCCGTCCAGGCAAATTCCTGTGCCGCAATCAAGTTGTTTTTGACGGCATCGCTCCTTGCTCGATAGTCCGCAATTCCTGAACCAATCGCAGACAGAATTCGCTCCAGATGTTCAATGCTGTGAAAGTTGATTATGCCATCCATGTCGAAGTATTCTGCCAGCCGCCACGCGCCCCAGTATATCGGCACGCATCCACACAGCATGGCGTCAATGAGTTTCTCCGAGAAGTACAGCGGCATCTTGATCGACTCGACCACGATGCAATAGCGATAGTGCTTCAGCGCGTCCCACTTGTTCGCCACAGGATTAATCTCGCGCCCATAGACATCAATCTGATCTGACAATGCGCTGGCAATGTCGTGCCGGAAAGCGTGACCAACGGCACGCTTTTTTTGCGATACAAACATGCAGACCGTGCGAGTCTTTTCGTGCATTCCCCAATGCGCCGGTCTGATCCATGTCCCGCCATGCAGCGCGAGTTTGAATCGTGTATCACCGCAACTTAACAGCGCTTCATCATAAGTGAAGATAGCGTCAAACAGGTTTCTACGACTGGCGACGTACTGATAAGGCCACGTTTGGAGACTTGGCGGCTCCCAAAGCCATGCGACCTTTCGAGGGTGAAAATCTGTATGCGCCTGGTGCAAAGTCCAGTTAGTGTACCAAGTGTAAATCGAGTTACAAGAATTGTCGCGGCACCACTTGAAACGTTGAGGATGTCTGCCAGCATTCTCGCCACCTGCGCTTGACGGCTGGCCCGGAAAACAAGCGTCGATGAGCCTTACTCTGGTATCCATCGTCTCTCCCGCAGATACTGTAGGTGCTGTTCGTCGATCTTATCGAGGTTTTTCAAGTCCTTCGGATCGCCGCCCTGGCAAACGTTAGCATAGCGCACAGGACACTGACGCGTACCAACTACGCGCAGATCCTTTCGATCATGCAGCGCAGCGCTTATCTGCAACTCCACCTCCCACGGCGATAGTCCTGTCCGCATGATAGACAGCAGATGGTTACGATTCCAGATCGCAGCCTGTAGACTCATTTGATATGGCGATGTCGGCGGCGTCTCAACCATGTCATAATGCCCGTATGACCCAATGTCATACTTGTCCCCGGCGAAAAAACGGTCATCAGTAAGGTCGATCCTGAGCACATCAGGATGCTCTCGCCCGTACTGCGCAAGCGTCTGGATGCCATGATGATCAACGGTCCGGCAAAGCCAGTAGTCGTCCAGGAGCAAAACGAACTGATCCATCCTGAGGTTCTCCATAGCAACGATGAAGCCGTTCGACCACTTCTCCTTTGGCAGCGGCCTGTCACCGTTCATCGAATGGCAATGGAAATTGTTCGGCAACGAGAACTTCGGCAACACGTCAGAAACAAGATACACTTCCTGAAGTGATGACCAATAGATGTTGAACAGGTATGCAAACGGCGAAATTGTCCACAGGTATTTCTCGGATGTCATCACTACAACGGGAACGCTCATATCACCTCATAAAAACAACCCGCAAACGGGACGCGTGCGAATAGTATTTGGGCGCGCCTGCGGGTCTTGGTTCACCACCACTGTTTCTTTTGTTATTGCGTCCATTTATCGCCCAGTGAAGAGCACAACTTCCGACAACTCCATCTTAGCATAAAAGTGGGTTGAAATGCAAGAGTAAATCGTCAGAATGAGAAAAGCCCCCATCCAGGGAGCTTTTGCGTTTGCGCTCCGGCGACTGGCGGAGGCGAGTGTGACCCCGCCTCCAACCTTACCGCCGCTGCGAAGTAGGTTATGGTCAGTCTTACAGCCAGACCGCGTAAACCGATTCGTCCTCGCGGATACTTACTCCACCGTCCTCGAAGTAAGGACCGCCGGGGTACACGCCGCGAAGATGCTGAAGCGGTACGTACTTGACCTGATCGATGCGCCCGGCAAGTTGCGGCGCACGCAGAACCACCCGCTGCTCAGATTTCACACTGAGCTTATAGCACCACTTGACCTTCTCGACCGCCCAGGAATACATCCCGTTATCGGTCCAGAAGTTTTCGGTGCCGCGCAGAAGAGCCGTATCGGCATCGGCCAGCTTATAATCCACATACTCCAGATAGCAAGTGCGCAGACCAGCGGCCCGAAGCGGCAGGAAGAAGATGCTAGAAGCATATTCACCCGGCAGAAGTTCTCCGTTGTTGATGTTGTTGTGCTCATAGATCCCAACATCGGTCGCCACTGGATAGCGTCGGCCATTGATGTCGATGTACATTCCCGTGCGCATCTTATCGCGCTCGGAAACATAGCGGAAACCATCGATGTTGACGCGTGCGTTGCTGTCATTCATGAAGCCCGCACATCGATTGGTATTGTAGGCGCAAGGCCATACCTCGCTCAACACCTGCCACATCTCTGGGCGGCAAACAAAAAGCCAATCGACGGGCAACAGGCCCATGCGATCCGCGTTGTTGTAGAGATACCACTCAAGCATGGATACATACTCTACGATGTCGCGACCGGTCCCGCCAAGCTCATCATAGCCGAAGGTCTTGACATCCGAGTCCATCGCTGGACAGGCTGTGTTGGAAAGAGCATCGACTTGTCCGGTTGCAACCTGATTCGCCAGGCCGGGCATTTCCTTATAGCCGCCGCCTGGGTTGTTGTTTGCCGGCGATCCGTTCCACATCTGGTAGCTGTAGGAGCTTTCCAGATTGACGGCAGCCGTAACCATCTCGGCTTTTGTCACCGTGCGAAGCAGATCGGCCTGTGTGATGCCATCAGGCGAGAACCCGGTTTCACCGATCAGCTCGCCATAGAGCACGAGATCATCGAAATCGCCGCGGTTCTTGCGAAGCATCACTTTGTCCATCTCGATGGTCTGTGTATCGCGCGCCACACGGCCATACTGTGCCGTCAGCAAACAGCCCTTGAGATAACCTTGCGGATTGTCGGCACACGGGGTTGCGGCCTCATCACCGGTCGTGGCCGTGAAGCCAGTAATCGACGGGAAGAATGGTGTTTGTGCGACGCTGGGAATGCGGTCCAAAATAGCACCGATTCCGTGCGGGCGCATGTGCGCGGTAACTACCTCGCGCTCAACGGATGCACTGCCAAAGATTGAGCCGTTGCCATGGATCTCGGTATAGGTGCCGAAATTGGCGGGCGTCTTGGTGTGCATTTCTTTCGTTGCCAGCTTCTCCAGGATCGCATCCTGGCGAGATTGATTGGCAACGAGCTGTTTCAAAAGCTCATTTTCACTCATGTTCTACCTCACATGCCCGATGATTATTTGCCGTAAATCATCGGAGCGATTATGTTGTCTTTGAACGGATCACCGGAGAGATTTTCAGGCGCTGCCTTTTCTTTTGGCTTGCCCAAATCTTCAGCCTCCTTATCGGTGATTGCTGTGGAAGGCGCAGACGAACCCTTGATCTCCTTCATGATCAGCGCGGCGAGAGATGCGGGCGGCGTCTCGGCTGCCTTTTCGGCCACCTTGCGTCCGTCCTCCACCATCAATTCCTTGATCGTGGTTTTCAAATCCTCTTGCTGCTTGACTAAAGGCTGCATGAGTTCACTCATCGTTGAGACAAATTCCTCACGCGTTAGAAATTCGTTGCCTTCTTTCACTTCATCTTTCTTCTCGGTCTCGGTCGCGGCGGCTTGTTCCTGTTCTTGTTCTTTGAATTCAAGCTCTGCTTCCGAGGCCTCCTTTGCGCGGCTCTCCAGCGTGGCTTCGACCATCGCAATCTGATCGTCGCTCATACCGGTACTGCGCAAATATTCTTTCTTCTCTTCAGGAATAGCCATCATGTTCTCCTTCACGATTTTGAAACCAGTAAGTTTGTTGGCAGCGACGTGCGGCGGCAAATCACTGATCTCCCTTGATACATATCGGGTAAGCACACTGTTATCTTTCTCGTCTCGTTCGATGTACTCTACTGGCATGCCATGTGATACAGCTATCGGGCGTTTTATAGCTGCCATCACCTCGGCTTCTTTTTCATGTCCTTCATCAATCGTTCCACTGGCAAGCGCGAAACCGGTTTCCTTGTCAAAGTGCAGCCAATCAGCCACTCCATAGCGTGTGCCTGGTACATGCCAATGCCACAGTTCTGGATATGGCTGCTCGCCAGCCTCAACCTCTTTGACGAACCGCTCATGTGCAGCTGCGCTCAGGATTTCGGGCGGGTTGTCGTTGTCGCGATATTTGTTGGAGTAAATCGCCATCCAGCGATATTGACCTGTATCAGCGTCCTTCCAAACCATCAATTGCGACTGTGGCGGATCTTCTTTCTTTTCCTTCGGCTTTATGATGCCCGTTACCTTGTCTTTCAAGACTCGCACCCAGCCTGGCGGATCATCGCTCATGACATCGTTCAGGCGCGCCTGCAATTCCTTGGTTAGATCATTAAGCGCCGTTTCCTTGTCCTCGATGTTCTCATCCCACAGGATGTTGGCCGACAGCGTTTGGAAGATGCGCGAAAGTTCTCCAACGCGATCCTTTTTAATCTTGCTTATCGCGTATTCGTCCACATCATCGAAAGATGTCGCGCCGTATGGAATGCTGTAGACAACCTGAGCCTCAGTTTCCAAGTACTTCTCATGAGTCTCTTTCACTTCCTGCTCAGGCGCTTCCAATGTTTTTTCCGGCATGTCCACTTCCTTTTTCGCTTCGCGCCACATGCTGTTGCAGATCGCGGCAGCCTGTTTGTTGTCCTTTGCCGTACCTTCATGCATCACTATCGGAATGCATCGTGAGACAAAGTCTTTCTGCTTTTCGTTTTTCTTCGGCTTCGGCATATCAACCTCATAAAAATAGACGCACCTCCCACATGGGGGAAGTGCGTCCAGTGCGAACGCTCTACTTTGATATTACTAATGCGCTACTCGTCTGTCAACAGTGCTAAAATCTCCGACGCGCTTCTCCAAGGCTCCAAAAGAGTCGTTTTGGGCTCTGTCCACAACACAGGCTCACCATCCTCTTTTACCAGTACATCAATCCGAATGATCATAAGACCTTTGTTTCTTGAGCACACCGATTGCAATCGCCGGATCACATTCAACCAGGCCGACTTAACGTCAAGTGGTAACGTCATTTAGTTATGTCCTTTGTAATTACCGCAAATGTGCGCTCTACCTTCACACGGAATTTCGGCGTGCGGCGCTTGCGGATCTCGTCTGTCCACTCCCGCGCCTTGATGCCTGGCTGCCTGATCTTGCGACTTACGAATACCATCCCTCCACGTCCGCGGCGAGAGCCAATCGTGCGATGTCGCGTTTTTGGGCGGAAGTCTTTTGACATCACGGCGTGCCGAACCCGCGTTCCTTCGTTGAGCCAGCGAAACTTATTTACTGCCTTTGGATTTCCGTATGGCAACGTTGTCAGCCGTAAGTTGCCGCGATCCACTTTTATCTCGCGTTTGAAACGCGGTTTTGTGCCCTTCCAGGTGCGCGTGACCTTCTGCATCATGCGTCGTTGAATCCAGGCCTCATGTCGCAGCATCTTTTCCAGCTTGCCCTTGATTCCTGGGATCTTGAATTCCTTTGGCTCTATCGGCTTCAAATTTATCATACGAATTTATCCATAACCTATATTTTGTTTCCATAATAAAAATTCACGCTGAGCGAAGCGCTCTGCGTCTGGCCCGATATGTTCGTCAGCCTCACTGCGTAATTGCACGCCGGATTTGTTACCCAATGCAAATCAATCTTTGAAGTCCCGGTTCCTCCAACCGCACGCGGGCCGCTACCGCCGGGCACATACATCTTTATAAGAACCGTGCCTCCAGCAAGCGTCGGATTTAATAGCATCGCCCCGGCCACGTCCGGGAAGTTTCGATTCATGTTATATATGGTCTGCAACGTGCCCTCATCAACCCCAGGATTTTCCAGCAACTCCAACGTAGATTGTGCGCTGCAAGCCGCCGTAAACGTAAAGTGGTAAGCCTCATCGCATGGCACAGGCGTTGCAAGAATAATGGCTTCGTCATTTGAAAGCGTCGCGTCATACGCCCATGTTTCAAACATATTACCTTGATGAATAATGTAGCACTCAGCATCGGTTATTACCATGCCCTCGTTTAATGCGTCGATCAACAGAGGATACCAACGCTCGCGCGATGCCTCTTCTCCATGCAGCGCAACCGGCCTCACTATGCCATGCTCTTTTTTGCGTCCCTGTACCATATTTATCCTCCGGTCATTCCAGGCGGTCTGCCGGGCCATGCGTTTTCCGTCGTCACCTCAAAATGACACTTGCAGTTATAGCCGTGGCACGCCAGATTCGGATGCTGCGGCCTGATGTCATACTTCGCCCAGATCGAAGCGCGGTACACCCGCCCGGAATAGTTCAGGCAGTCAATGCAATTATGAATGAGAATGCCATTTGCAAAAAACTCTGGCAAATCATCAATTTCCAAATTGTAAACTGCTGTTCCATTTGTAAAATAATGATTTAGTGCTATAATGGGAGTGTGGTGAAATGGAACAATACTGCTATGACGATTAAACAATTTACTTGTCAATTCTGCGGAAAGTCTTTTGAACGCAATGTTTATCCTTCTTATCCATTTCGCCGTTTTTGTTCGCCAGCTTGCAGGAACAAAGCCAGAAAGCTCAAGCCAATCCCATGTCCTATTTGCGGAAATTTGTTTAAGCCTGACGTTGTTGATACTGGTGGCGTTAGGCGCAAGTTTTGTTCGGTTACCTGTGCCAATGTGGCGCGTTCCAGATCCAGCAAATATCACCCGACGACTATATCTCAAGATACGATAGATCAGATTGTTTATCTCTACAAAACGCATACCGCCAAAGAGATTTCCGTAATAGTCGGACGGCACATCAACAGTGTTCGCATTATCCTTCAGAAACACGCGGAGCGCCTTTCTCCTGATGTCGCTAAAGAAAGACAGAAAATTGGTGCCAGGAATTATATGCTTCTTCATAATCCCATGAAAACCAAAGAGGGAATTGACGCTGTTCAAAAGTGGCGAGAAAAACATCCTGAAATTGTTATCCGCAACGCCATTAATGCTTCCAGAAGCAATAGAAGAGATAACCCCAGCGGTCTTGAATTGAAGCTGCATTCTATTCTCAACGATTTTGGGGTTTCTTTCAAGGCCAACGTAATCATTAAACCAAGATTCATAGTTGATATTCTTATTGCAGATAATTTCATCATCGAGGCCGATGGCGACTATTGGCATGGACATCCCAGATTTGCGCCATTTACTGATAGGCAACTTGCGCAGCAAAAACGTGATCGCGCTCGCAATAACTATCTTCAAAGCAGGGATTATATTGTTGAAAGAATATGGGAAAGTGATATGACTGCGGACACAGTTGCCAATATCCTGACTAAGCATAATATCATCTAGACGCAAGTACCGCGCCTCGACCCATCCTCGTCCCGTCAATACCAAATGATCCTCTGTCATTTTAACGCTATCGCCTTTATGCTTCAATTCGACCATTCTGCCACTATAGCCATGCTTAAATGTTTCTGTCACCTTTCTGAAGCCCGCACGAGTCAATACCCTGTCACCAACAATTACCTCTTCAATCGGAATCTCTCCACGGTCCGTCAATATTATTGTTCCGGCCACTACACAATGCTCCGCGCGTCCCAAAACCCATTTCAGCTTCTGGTCACTGCAAGCCATCCGCTGCGCCAGGTTGCGCACAGCGTCAGTCCTGTTTTCCCACACCTTGCCGCGCTTGAGCGCGTTTGTGATCGTGGGCGCATTTTTGCCACCCGCCTCGGATCGTTCTTTCAGCTTCAAAATCGCTTCGCCAAAGTTGAGTAGATATCCAAAGTCGTTTTGAATCTCTTTGTCCAGCGCAAGCGACTCTTCCAGCGATCTCTCTCCAGTCAAAATTCCACACCTGGATTCGCCCTCGCGCCATGCCACTTCATAATCGCGCAATATGGCAGTCGTCATGGTATCGACAAAACCAATCAGATCGAGATGCCCTTTCCATAAGCCACGTATCGAAGCACGCACGCTGCGCCCAAAGTCATAACTTGCATCTTTCTGATATGCCATTACGCCTCCACAGTTAGTGGCTCGTTCTCGTTTTCTTCGGCCTCCGACTGTTCGTCATCGCCGGTTGTCTCATCGCCCTCTTCTGGCTCTTCCTCTTGCATCTGCTCTTCAATCTGCTCGCCTTTGTAATCGCTCTTGAGTTTGCTCAGCGCAGCGATGGATTCTTGCAGCACTTTCTTGACTGTCGGCCGCGGCCGGTTGGCAAGCTGCTTCATCAGCACTGCCCGCTGCTCGTCAATCGCCTGGATCATCGTTTCGGCATCGTTAACGTCTACGTTCGTCGGGTCTGGAACGCCCAGGTTGAGATAGATCCGATAGTCCGGATTATAGAACAGTGTCAGGATGTCGGTACCGTCCTGTAAACGTCCGTCGTCCAGCTCAAGCCGGATGAATTGCGCCTCCGTGATCTCGCCTGCCTCAAGCATGTCCTCACGCATAGTGCGCTCATCAATCGCGCCGGAGTTGTAGTTGATAACGCGCCCTTCGCCACGGATCTTGCGGATCTCTGCAACCTGCCGATCCTGCGCGTCATCCTGGAAGTCAAATACGACCTTCACCGATGAAGGCACGACTTTCTGGTTGAGTATCTGTTCCGTCTGTGTCAGGATCTCGCCGATGGCCTTGCCGCGCGCCTTGAGATGCGAAATAAGCGCATCCGCCTTTGTAGCGCCCACGCTCATGGCAGGCCATAACTCGCGAGCATCAACTCCGAAAGCAAGCGCCACCGCCGCCATGCCCAGCGTCATCGAGTCTTTTTCGTCGAATCCGTCCGGTATTCCAGCCAGATCAGTAAGCTCAAGCGATGCCTCTTTGATATTGCGATCACCGATCAGCGCCAGCTTCGAGAACCGGTCAAGATTCTGGTTGTCCATGGACTCGTTGACAAGCGCCAGGGCAGCCTGCACATCCTCAGGATCCAGACCGCCGGTTGTGGTCAAAATGCCACGCATCGGACGTGAGCCTAATTTTTCTTGTTTATAAGTCATGATGTCCAGGAAGTTCTGCGCGATGTTGAGGCAGCGGCTGATTGCACAAAAGCCGACGCCATTCAATTCGGCGTCCGGGCTTGGCATCTGCGACAGGTAAAAGCAACGTGTGTAGTGCAGCTTATGCCGTCCAGTACGTGGATCTTCGTAGATGACCGGAAATTCGGCATTGCCCGTGCGCGTACACCGACCCGAGTCAAGATGGGCGATGCCGAGCGGCCTACCGATATAAGGTCCTGATGGATCCCCAGGCGCTATGATCTCGCCGAACGCGCCATTATCTGTAGTAAGTAAATCCTGAATGAACGGCGAGTAGAACCTCGACCAGCCGCCGCCAAACTCTGAGCCATCACGCAGCATGGCGAATGTTTCATCTGCAATCCGCTGATAGCTTGCTATGTTGCGATCACGCGGCTCCACCCTGAATGGAATCGTTGTCATACGCGATGACAGCGCATACACAGCGCCTGCGATATGATCGACCTTCTTCCAGAAGTTGCGCAGATCCTGATCGCGACGAGGCGACCAGTATGGCGCGATCAAACCCTGGCCCTGCACCAGCCACATCAATATGGGTATAGACGACTCTGGACTTTTTTTCACGCGTGATTGTATCGTTGCATCAATCACTGCTTTATTATCTGGTTCAGCCATTTGCTACCTTTCGACAAATTGTGAGATTCTCCACACAATAAGGCGCGAGTGTATAGAGTTCATCACGCTGCGCACTTGCTACTCTTATCATATAACGCAAAAAGCGCGCCAGGCAAGCACGCTATAACGGATTTCGGCTTTCCTATCCGCCTACCCGCATCACGCGAGCGCGATACGATGGCGCATAAGCCAGCATACAAGCATCGGCCAAATCTGGCGACACGCCCAAGTCTTTTTTCATCTTGTCCTTCGGCTCAATTATGATTTTGCCGTTTGATCTATATGTGTACTTTATAGCGCTCAACTCACCGAGCAAACGCTCATAAACCGTTTCGCTCAGACGTGTTAGATCAATGGCATCATCATAGTCCTCATGAGTTGGCTGTTCTACCTTGCCGCTCTGGATCTCCCACGACTTTTTGAATCTGTCTCGTAAGGTGAAGTACAATTCAGCCCTCAAATTCTGGAAGTGTTCGCTATCCCGAGCCGCATTTCCGACATTGATGCCAACTACTGGAAATTTCTGTTCTCTCAATCTATCCACAACTCCAGATCCTAGTCCTATCTCGTCTACGTTTGCCCGGATGCCTGCTGCCTTCACCTTGCCAGTCGTTTGCATGATGTCGTTTCCGTTCCACCAAGTCGCTTTGATTGCACATGAACCATCACGTACAAACATGGCTGAATCATCCTCGCCGAAGCGCGCCACGTCCACACCGTTAGAGGGTTTGCCTGGTGGTTTAATTTCTAACCCCCTCGCCGCCTCGATCCACGCCAGCGGAATAAGCGTGCCCTCTTCCTGGTCAGGGAAGTTGCCCAGCACACGCGCCTGGTATATCGGCGAATCAACGCCCCACTGCCGCTTGCGATCATCAGCCCACGATTGACTTACGCGCCCGGCAGCTATAGCCTCCTCAAGTGTGACATGCCGGGCCCACCAATCCTCATAACCATTCTTTTTTGTGTGGATCTTCCAGAACGTGCCGCCCACGCCGCCCGGAGTCGAGATCGAAAGCCAATAGCAGTCTCCTGACGCGAAGGCGCCTTCTGCTGCATCCCAGGTTGGCGTTACAATAGCCTTTGACTCATCAAAGATGTACAGGAGATTATCGCCGTGCGCGCCCTCGATGAAATCCGAATTCTTTGATGCTACCGGAAACGCCTCGCACGTTTGGCCGATGCGTAACGACTGCGTGTACATCTCCGGCACCTGGCCGCCTATCCGCGCCCATGCAGCCCAATCCACGCGGCCATTCCATACCCGGATCTCAGGCCACAGATAATGCGTAAGCTGACGCCATGCAGATGCCGTTGTTACAACTTTCGTATTGACTGGTCGCGTGGCGATGAAGTGAAGCGTGACTAAAGCCGCAAGGCACGTCTTGCCCAGACCATGCGGACCGCGTGCGCTTGCGCGTCTTTTCTCATATAGCTTTGTTCCGATTTCAGCCTGGTAATCAGCAAGACCTTCTCCGCGCGTGAAATTAACAAAGTCATCTACCCAGCGCGTGAAGCCGCTCGGATCTTCCGGCGATGCGCGATAGTCAAGCCAACCAGTACGATTAAGTTGGGCTCGGCGAAGCTTCTCAACTTGAAGAGATCGGTATGCCTGCGGACTCAAACAATTCTTGAGCAAGCTCACTTCCCAGTTCCTCGATTACATCATCAGAATCTACTTTACCCTCGCGGATCAATTCAATAACTTCATCGCGCCAGTTTTCCACTTTCACCCTGTCAGTGAATAAGGCAAAGTGTTTGCCGATATGAACAAGCGCAGCCTGCGGATCATGAAGTTCTATTTCCGGCCCGGATGCTGTGTACCGGATCTTCTTTATCAAATGCCCCTTTTCTTTGACCTTGTCCATATTCAGAAAAAATTGATGCTCGCCAATCGGCTCGATGAAATCGGAGATGCTGGCACGTGCTTGTTGTCCAAGACGCAGAAGCACCTCATCAGCATCCATTGCCAATTCTTTCATGCGCTTCTGGATGGCCTCCTGGATCACTGGATTTTTCAGCAACCTCGGCCCTTGCACGTTAGGATGCGCAAAGCCAGCTTTTCTTGCTGCATCAGTCGCGTTCCAGCTTATCGGATAATATTCGACGAACGCTCTTCGCTTATCTGTTAGCTTTGCCATTTCAAACCCCTGAAACGAACTTTCACAAACACTTCCTCTCGACAGCTGCCCGAGCAGGAATCGAACCTGCAACGCCCCGGTCAACAGCCGGGCGCTCTTCCAGTTGAGCTACCGGGCATATATCCATCATAGCACACCTGAGCAAGTTTTCAACTCCTTACTGTCAGCTTACAGTCAGTTTTGGACTTGCATTTAATGCGCAGATGCTGTATAATGAACCTGAAAGCGAAAACAAAGGAGATGACATGGTCAAGAAGATCTGGAACACATCCGAGCAAACTTGTCCACGATGCAATGGGCGCCTGGAAGAACAATCTTCAATCGATGCAACCGACAATGGAGAGCCAAAATGAAAACCCACAAGACACGATCCATTTCCGTAACTACATTCATGAACCTGGAGCACAAATCCAAATGCTCTATTCCAGCATTCGTAGGTGTGTTTTTCCACAGCGACGGACATCGCGTCCATAATAACGCCATGAGCAACTTGCAGTTTTACAAGCTGCAAACCGCGCTGGATCGCATGGTCGAAACTGGAAAAGCAACGGCAGAAACTCCTTATACGCAACTGATCGACGATGAGCACATCTCGCGCTGCACCCGATACATAATCCTGGACAACAAAAGATGAACTGGGCAAGCAACGACCAGAGCAGCCTGCGCGACCAAACCGCCGCCATGAACTATGCAAAAATCCGCAGGCCAACAATGGAGAGGATCATGGAACATATCGCGAGTTTTGAAAAAGCCATTCAGGAACTGACCGAAACGCGCAATCGCTTCACGCGTTATAAAGCGCAAAAACGATTGTCCTATCAAAAGCGGATGGCGGTGAAATACGCCATCAACTCCATCGACGCAGCGCTTGATGAAGCCGCCTGGCTGATCCAGTGCGAGCGAGAAAATCCCACACAGGAGTTATAACAATGTGCTATCCAGATCCAACCGACCGCGTGCCCGATGACGACCAGGAAATAGAAGATCCTATTTTGGCCGAGTTTGGCGAAGTCTTTGCGCCGGTGTACTACAAACACTGGCAGCAAGAAATGGACAGCATCAGCGCCGAAGTCCTGGAGCGCTCGATGCGGATGGAAGATAAAGACATCATCGACTGGCTCGCGGGACAGCTTGCAGATGTCCGGGCGCGGGCCGAAACACACAAAACCGAAGCATTCTGGGCTGCCGAAGCACTGAACATGGAATAGGAGAAAATCATGAGCGAAAACGCAGAGACTAAATCCATCGCTTTGTCACATTTCCAAACGCCGCACGACATCAGCCAGCTAAAAACCCTGTCGATCCTGCTGGCACAATCCGGCTATTTCCAGGATGTCAAAAGCGAGGCGCAGGCGCTAACAAAAGTGGTCGCTGGCGCAGAGATTGGACTGGGCCCTGTAACTTCCCTTACAGCCATCTATATCGTCGAGGGCAAACCATCCTACAGCTCGAACCTGGTCGCCGCACAGATCAAGCGACATCCACGCTATGATTATCGCATCAAGGCGCTGGACGATGATGGATGCACAATTCAGTTTTTCCAGGAAGGCAAAATGATCGGCGAGGCCGGCTTTAGCAAGGCCGACGCTCAACGTGCCGGGTTGCTCAATAAATTCAACTGGAAAACGTACCCGCGAAACATGTACTTTTCGCGCGCACTCACTAACGGCGCACGCTGGTATTGCCCGGACGTGTTCATCGCGCCAGTCTACACGCCGGAAGAGTTGGACCCTGACATCCAACTCGATGAATCTGGCGAACCAATCGAGATTGTGGATGCCGAAGTGCGCGAGGCTCCGACGCCCAAGCCACAGCCGAAACCCAAATCGGCAAAATCCGAACGTCCAATGGCACCAGAAGCCCTGCGTGATTATCTCATTGACAAGGTAGCGCCGCGGCACAACGATGCCGTAGCCAGCACAAAGCAACGCGGGCTGTGTGTCGGGATGCTGAACGCATGCTTTGCCGGTGATGAGAATAGTGACAACAAACGACACAGTGTCCTGCAATATCTGTTTGGAGAAACCAGCCTGAATGATGTTGAAGATGCCGGGGTGCTGGCGCTCCTGGACTGGCTGAATCCCGAGAAGGACAGCGGCGGAGCCTACACACCAGATCCGATGGCCGCGAAAGAGGCGCTCGCCATCTATCGCGCTCGCCTGGTCGAACTTGGGCAAACCGAATTGCTGTAATCACATGCCCAGATGCTTTTAGTCCTCGATTACAAGGCGAGGGTCTTATGGCCCTCGCCGGAAAGGCACAAGATGAACAGAACAGTAGCGGAAATCCTGGAAGATCCGTTCGCCGAATACGAGGAACTGACCGACCGGCAGCGAAAAGTGTTGCGGTTGTCGGCTGAGGGCTATGAGATCGCTGAGATAGCCAGGATCCTCGATGTGTCAGTGCGAACGATCAACTATGACCGCAAGGCTGGCTGTGAGGTCGTCAAGATCAAGCCGAGCGATCTGACGTGGCTAGTGTTTAGATGGCTGCGGAATGCCACAAACTAAGCCGAATTTGTGGAGCCGCAGTCCACAAATTACGATTATACAAATCGCGACAGGAGATGAATGATGAACGACCTGAAACAACAAGAAAAGGGCAAGCCACTGGCCTGCATCAACTGGCTGCACCTTGGCACAACCGAAAACTATGCAGAACTCAAAAAGGATATCGCAAATGTATGCCGCGATGTAACCGAAGCTGGCTGCATTGACGAAATCTGCATCAACGACATTGTTGAATCGTTCAAGCTCCTTGGTTACGAAGTTGTACCCACGGAAAATGTATGGTTCAACTCGACTACTGGAGAATACATGTCCGCGGAGGCATATGATGATCTGAGATGCAAACGAATCGCCACCCTCGAAGCCGAAAATGAGTGGCTGCGGAGGGCGTTAGAATCCGTGAATTACTGGATGCACGAAACGTCCCCCCCATGGCCCACTGAACAGGATGCTGCAAGTGCTGGGGAGATAGCGGAAATTGTATCTCAGGCCCTCAAGGAAGGTAAATGATGAACGAATTTGAAAGCTACCGAAAAGCCTATGACGAAATGGAAACAGATCCTGCGGTATTAGCCGCACGCGAGCAGGCCGATGTACTGCGAGCGAAGATGATGGAGGTTGACGAACTGATCTCCGATGCCGAGAAGCCATACCGCGAGCGCATGGCTGAAGCTGAGGCGCAGATTGTTGACGCTGTGATGTCTCAAGGCGAAAGCGTTACACTCCATAATGTTCAGGCCAGGTACACAAAGGGCCGCTCTTCCGTGTCCTGGAAGAAGGTCGCCGAGGCCTGCAACCCGCCCGCTGAAGTTGTCGAACAGCATACCAAAGTTGGCAAGCCGCGCGTATCAGTTTCTGTTCTTTAGGAAGGTGAATGATGCATAAAATCAACCTCCGCTGGTACCTAGAGATAGACGGCGAGCAATCCGGCCAATGGCGTCAAGGCCCTGCCACCCTGGACGACTGGGGCGAGGCCATGCGCCAGCAGCAGATGGCGCAGGAGCGCATGGATGCCGAGATCGAGCGATGGACTGACGAATATTGGCGTCAAATGGCCGAATGCGAGGGCATGCCGGATTTAGAGTTTTGACTTCATTCGCGCAGGATGAAGCGGAAAGGATTGAGATGACCAAGCCAATCAAGACCCTGAGCGACTTGCGGGCTGAGCTGCTTGACAAAGGTCACAAATTTGCCGACGCCGCGGATATGCCAGAAATCGTCAGGCGTAATTGGCCCCACGCAGAATACTTTGCCATCTATGCGGTTGGGTATAGTGATTTGTTGCCTGGCGTGGAGGGGTCTTGGGTAGTGGAAACAGGCGTAGCCATCCACGATGTGCCGGCGGTGGTAATGTGGAGGTAAAGACACTTGACGCTGTATGCGGATAGCAAGGGTTTTGTTGCCGCTATCGCCGAGGAATGTCAATTGGAGGTGAGATGATGAATAAAACCTTGGGAATACACTGGCTGAAGAAATCGCTAAATTTCTGGATGAGTTTTGCTGATATGTCGGAGGGCGGAAAGCGACAACATAAACAAATGTTACGCGAAGTTGAAGCCCTTGAAGCTGAACTCGCCCGCCTGCGCCCGCTGGCAGAGGCAACTGAGCTACTGCCCGCTGATTTAGCACGAGACATTATGGACGAATTACGCGACTACAAATATCCAGAGGACGACCAATATCAGGGTAGTTTTTGGGGAGCGCTGAACGCCTACGCCGAAGCCCTGGAAGCAACTGAAAACAAGAAGTGAAAGCGAAAAGGAGAACAAGAAATGAGCAAGAAGTCTATAATCATTGTATCTGTACTTGGAACGCTCGTTGTATGCCTGGCGCTTGCGCTTGCGATTGTGCTTTCCGCCGAACAGCCGGAAGCGCAAAAGAGCACGGCGAAGATTTCGACCATTGCGCCTATCAAACCTACCGTAGCACCGACTGCCACAACTGCACCGACCAAAGCACCCACACCTGTTCCGCCAACAAACACACCTACTCCTATCGACACAGGTTTCCTGGTCAGCACAGCGGAACTCAAAAGTCAGCACGCCGACATGGAGTGGGAATACGATGGCGAGAATTGGATGGGCTCCAGGCAATTCGCCAGCGGCCAGGGCATCTATGCGATTACCTTCGGCCAGACCGACGACAACGAAACTTTGATCTGCTATGGAGCAATACTCAACCTGGGCGCGAGCGACGCCGATTATCAATTCGTCGGCGATTGGGGTGCAAATGGCATGTTGGAAATTCTACCGCCCGATACTGCCTCTGCGGCAATGGACTTTTTCTTGCTGCAATTAAGCTCAATCGGTTTACAACCGCAACTCACAGAAATTGAGGTGATCGACGGCTACTACATAGCCTATAGCTATAAGTACAACTCCAGCCAGGATACAGTAAGACATATGTTCTGCGCGGCCAAGTGAACGCGCCCGGGCCTGGATGCAGGCGCATCGGCTTGCATCCGGGCCGGATTAATAGTATACTTGAGGACGAAAGCGAAACCGAGGAACGGGCCTGAGTGTCTTGGGGAAACAACGAGCATGAAAAGAAAGGCGTAATGCGAATGGATTACAATAGAAAAAGTAAATCGCCCTCGATTGGGCGGTGTTTGCGGAACCTCGCATTAGTAACGCCTCTTGGATATGCCACGATTGGTTTCTCCTCGATAGGCCTCTTTCTCACTTGCGTGTTTCGCTTTCAACGCAGACACCGGCCACACGCGGGCGATTTTTTGTCGGGAGGATAAATGATCGAGCTTCCAACACATGACGAAATTGAAGAGATTATTGAGCAAGAAGAAACATCTCAGGACAAATTCAATGAATTGGTTCGAGAATTTATTTTGCGCGCAATTCCAATGTGGAAATATGGCGACGGCTGTGGGGGTTATGTTTTGACAGAAATCGCTGAAGCGGCAATGGATGCAGGTTTGCCAATTCATCCGCCGTTTAAATGGCCATTCAGAGGACAAAAACATTTGGCGAGAATGGTATTCGAACGCGATAAATATCGTTGCCAATATTGTGGCACATGGAAAAACCTAACAGTCGATCACATTGTACCCGTGTCAAAAGGCGGCTCAGATGACGTGAATAACCTTCAAACGTTGTGCAACGAATGCAATGCCCGCAAGGGTGCGAGATTGGAGTAAAGTTCATGGCTAAAAAGACATGGATAAAGGTCAAGCGCGGCCTTCTTGAACCTAAACACAGAGTGGCATTGGGTATTCGCATCTGGCTTTATTTGCACATTCTGGATCGGGCGAACTGGGAAACCGGAAAAGTGCTTGAGTGGATTGACGAAGAAGAAGCTGACGCGTTGGAAATGTCCGTTCATACGCTGAGAAAACAGCGCGCACAACTCCAGGCTGATGGATACATTACATCTGTAAGAGGCAAGCACTCCCAAACTATCATAATTCATAACTGGATTGATCCGAGAAAGTACGATGGCAAGAAGATAAACCAGAGTAACCAAAGTCTACCAGTCAACGAAAAACAAGAGTCACCACTAGAGTCACCACTAGAGTCACCACTAGATTATACTGCGATTGGTGACTCTTCATTAGATTCACAGATCACAGAATCACAGATCAATAAACCCACGCGCGCAAAACCAGCGCGCGTGCCGAAAAACGATATCAGGGCTATTTTGGAGAATGAGTTTTCCAGTAGAACAAAGATTCCAAAACCAAATCCCAAAACACAAAAACAGAAACGCGCGGCTGGCGCGCTGTGGTATGCACCGCTAAGAGAAATAGCAGCACTGTGTGAGTGGGACGAAAAGAAAGCCGTGTATCTCATCGACAAGACAATCAGAAAAATGCGCGCTGATCGCCTGACCATCAGCAGCCCGAAGAGCATACTCAACCCGGCAATTGCCACATTCGGCGAGTTGAAAACCGATCCAGGCAACCGCTATAGGATAGGCACCGCATGAATGACTTTTTCGATCACGACGCTGAGCGTAGACTGATAGGATCGGCCATGCTTGGCCGGATCGAGCCTGTCGATCCACAGATGTTCCACGACACGCAACATCGCAGCATCTGGCGCGCCATCCTGGATCTGCAAAATCGCGGAGAGCCGGTCAGCCCGCAGACAATAAGCGACATTATGGGCGACAAATTTGACGACTTGGCGCTCCTAACCGGCTATATGCTCTATGGCTCAAGCCTGACGGCCAACCTTAACGCCGAGCGAGTGCGATACGAATACAATCGGCGCGGCCTGATAGCGCTCCTGGAGAATGCGGCACGGCAGCTAAACAAGAAAGCGCCAGTTGAAAGCATTATCAGCGATCTCCAGGCGTCGGCGCTGCAATTCGCGCAACGCGCTGATGGAGCGCACAAGCTCACTGCGTCAGAGGTCGTGGATCGCTTCCTGGATCGCATTGCAAAACCGAGAGATGTTTGGGGAATCCGTTGCGGTATCGGCGCGCTGGATCATGAGTTTGGCGGCATCCACAAAAATCAGGTTGTGCTTATCGCCGGAGAGCCGGGCGTGGGCAAATCGATATTTACGACGCAGTTGGGTTTCCAAATGGCCGGAGTGCAATATTGGGAGGATCAGATCGTAGAGCGCAAACCAGGAGCGATGTACCACCTGGAGATGGATGAGAGCCGTGTGCTCAACCGCGCCATATCAGCATATGCGCATGTGTCAAGCCACAAAGCCATGACCGGCAAAACGACTGACGATGAACAAAAGCGCTGGCTGCGTGCAGCTGAGATCATCCATGACGCGCCAGTCTGGATCTCGGATCGCG